CAAATCGCCAGTGCCGCCCGGTTGATCCGCTGAATACCCGCAGCGATAAAAAGTAGAGTACGGTCCGTCACTACCGCCGTTTACTGCCTCGGCTCGTTCATCGGGTCCCGAGGGAAAGGCCCAAGGACACGAGCGCTGCACGCGCACTTCCGGCGTAGGAATGCGCTGAAGACTAAGCTTATTGATGAAGCTTAGCGTAAAGGCATCTTCGGTGATTTCGTCCGGGTCACCTGCTACGCCTTGAAACAATACAGTACTTTCAGTTGTGATGGTCAGCGTAGGTAGGTCCGCAAAAGCGAAGAAAACGGTGAGTTGGGAACCTTTAAAGCCTATAGCGGAGTTCAGTTGCGACAAGGCAGAATCTGCGTTGGCCAAAGTAATGGACAATTGCGTGATTCCGTCCATTGCATCGTCGGCTGAAAGTTGCAGATCGAAAAGGTTGTGTTTCAATATTCGCGCCGTGTATGCTGAGCCATTGAAGTTAATAGCGTGCGTGCACCAGTACTCGGTATCTCCCGAAGGCATCACGCACTGAAAGAACAGCAGTGGAGTATCTGTTTCAGGAAGCTGCTTGACTGTATTGATTATTGCCATGAGTTTCTTAGACGTTGGCCTGAATTGCAAAGGATGTAGAGAACAGGTTGGGCGCTTGGGAGACCATCGAAAGGGTGTCCGATGCCCAGTGCGCATTGGCGTAAACGCCGCTGCGTCCCACAGTAGGGCGATAGCGTGAAGGCTGAAGCTGAGGCTCCAACTGCAAGCCGAAAACGGTGACCTGCTGGCCGGGTGACAGATTAATCGCTACAGTAAATTGCGTTCCTGGATCGTTCAACCTGCCGGTTGAGATTATTCGAGTCCATGCCGGTCCGACAGAAAGTGTGTTGGTGGCACTTGCGAGAGCCCCCTGGCGCACCAGATCCAACGTCATGGGTACGGCACTCAGAGCATAGAGCGAAAAGCAATACTGGTAATTCGCGGGCACTGCCAACTGTTGAGATATCTGCTGTGGAGCTGAACTTGTATTGGTCAAAAGAAAGGCGCCGGAGCCGCCGTTAGGGTCCGACGCTCCGTCGCTGACATTCAAGAGAGCAGATCTGACCCAACTAATGCTCGTCAGATCTGTGCTGTCTGCCAGCATATTATCTGTGGGATCAATAAAAGTGAACGCATGGTATGGGCCGATGCAGGCTTGAAAATGCGCCTGCAAAGCGGTCGCGTCCGCTGGCGATAAATCGGTAAACGCCATTTCCCAAATCATTTTCGCGGCTGGCGTGTCTGCTTGCACGATGATGCTGCCGTCAGCCATAAGGTTGGTGATCGTTCTAGTCACAGCAGTTTTTTTGATGGGATACTGTGCCATTGCTCCCGTAGCGAGTTGCGGGAAAAATAAATTAGCCATTGGTTTCAATCACCCAGCAAAAAGTGGCGGCGTTATCGACACCCACATAGTTAGTGAGAAAAGTCGAAGCGGCCAGACGGCAGTTTCCCACGACTGTTCCTGTAAAGGGATCAGGGAAGGCAAACGGTGAGTATGTGCCCTGCTGACCAGCAAAAAACGTTTCGATCTGCTGTACTTCGTCCTCGTTCAGTTGGGCCAGATTGATTCGCCACAGCCGCAGCATTCTTGGCTGCAGCAAATAACGCTGGTCTGCGCCGTCCAAGTATTCAATAACCTGAACTCCTTGCGAATATTGAATAGCGGCCGGATATTGCGTTACGGCATTTGAGGTGATGGTTGGAAATGTGTTCATCTATAACTCCGCGATAACATCGCCCAGCGTATTGGAGGTAAGCAGCGCGTTTTTCACAGCTTGCGCAATGGCGGCGCTATCGGTGGCCGCCGATACGGGATTATGGCCGGCGGTATTTGCCATTCCGGTTGTTGTGTATATCGGTAACGTAGGACCAGCCTTGGGAGGTTGATCGGCGGAATCACCGGCGTACACGTGTGCGCCGTTCGAGGCCAAATAGGCTGTCTGCTGAATGGAAGTGGGAAGTGAAAAGAGGGTGAGAGGCGGAGGGGCCGGTTTGGATGAGCCGCCGCCGAATAATTTTCCGATGTCAGATATCAAACCGCCTAGGCCTGCAATGGAGCTGAGTCCGCCGGTTAGTGCACTGGCGAGTCCTCCGGAAGCCGTCTGGGAGAGTAAGCCTTGCCAAGTGCTGCCGGTAGAGGATGATGCTGGTGTGGTGTTGCTGGACGGCTTTCCAAAGCCAATACTTTTGACGGCCGGCGCGAATAGCGCTGACGAAGCCTTCAACCCTAAGGAGCCCAGCGGCTCAGAAGCAGAGGTTGATTTTGACGTGCTTGAGTTCGCAGCGATCAACGGCTGAACAAACCGGGAAAAGGCGAGCGCCGACGACTTAGGGCCAACAAGTTGATCGATTAAAACAGACAGCGGATTCTTACTATTGCTCATGTTGATTCTCCATTAACCACGCTTGGTTCAAGACGATCAGTGCATCAACGGACTTTGCCGGCATCTTAAAATCAATGCCACCACCCAGCGCCTTCCAAGCGAAGAATTCTTCCAACCATGCCATGCTCTGCGCGGTTATCAAAGACTTCGGGCAATTGGTGGTCAATATGCCGGAGCGTGCCCAAACGACTTTAGCGCTAGATTCCGTTGACGGATACCATGCGCAATTTCTAAGTGTCACCAGGCCGCTGGACCGGCAGGCATCGCAATTCCACGCGGCTGGCGAAGAATGTTGAAAATGGAATGCGATTAGAAGTTTTTTCTTTCTTCTTCCGTCAGATGCAGATCAGAAATAATTGCGTTTGCGATCTCCTGCGTTAAGTCTTCCGGCCCGTGTTCTATCAGCAGCTCAACCGTGGCGTTGGTTCCGTCGATCGAAAGGCCTTCTATATGCGCAAGTCCCCATTCGACATAAAGTCGGCGGCTTAATAGATCGCCGAGGGTGGCCTGCAGTTGATCAGCAGTATCACCCCCCTTTAGAAAGTCATGGCGTAACATAAGGTCACGAACCTGTTTGGTAAGCGCAATCCTTTGCGCCAGGGACATTTGTCGCGTCGCAAACCGAACACCTGGCCGTCGCTCGCTGTTGTGCCAAACCAGGCTGGAGTATTCGTGCAGCTCAGGCGAATGCAATGTAGAGTTCATCATCGACGACACCTTGGGCCAGATTATTTTTGAATTGCCACTGCAGCCGCGTTGCGCTGTCGTCGTACGCCGGAATTTCCGGTGTTACCGAGGACAGATAAATACCCATCAGTTGACCCTGCTGCTGGCCAAGTTGAAGCATCGCGCTGATGGGCGTTCTTTGCTTGGCCGCGGCGTAAAGAGCCGATGTTTGAGCATCATCCTGAACGAGAACCGTGAAGCTGGAGCTTACCTGCCGCGGGCCGGCCGTCATGGACAGGGGATACGCACTTCCGAATTCGAAGCTGCGCAGATCGATATTGTTCTTGAGGGCTATAGTAGCTTCTGTTAAAGTAAGAAATTGCGTTGGCCCAGTTCCGAGCCAGACTTCCCCGAGATTTCCTGGCACAACGGTGTAATCAAACGTCGTGAGGGCCGGTTCTTGCGGGTAGCTGCTAAGGCCGGCCGTGCCCGCCTCAAAGCTGCTCGAATCCAGCAAATTGCCTGCGGGACCGCTAAATTGCATCTCGTGGAAATCGCCGTTTACTGAGACACCAAAAATATCGACGGCTGCTCCGGTCACAATTCGACTTACTGCCGTAACGGGGTCCCAGTAATCATAGAGTGTGACGCTCGGCAATGTGGTCGCGAGCTTATAAGTTATAGTCGGCGCTAATTGTGAGTTAGCTAGAGGAACGTTGGACAATGGCGCATTTAGCGTCAAGGCAGTCGGGCTGGGCACAGATGCGACGAAGCGTATTTCGCTCTGGTAGGAAATCGCTGTGCCTACGGAAAGTCCATGCGGTGCTGTGGTCTCCAATGAGGCCCCATTCGGTGCTGAGGCTACGATCAGGCCGGTGGCGATCTGAGGAGCGGATCCCATCGCACCTTGCACCAACGCGCCGTAGCCTGGTTGGCCCGTGCCCGCCCATGACGTTAGATAGGTCTGCGTTTCAAATGCAGATTTGCGACGGGCGCTGGTAGGGCTTCCTAGAAATGTCCGAGACCCGGTCTTATCGCGGCGATGGCCGCGCTCAATGATTTGATGAGCCTGTAAACGAACAGCCGGGTAACGATTCGCCGCCGTGATGGGAGCGGCTTGAGCGTAATCAGCTTCGATAGCGGCGTAGAAACGATTTTGATTCGAAGATATGTATGCCATGTTGATGCCTCTTAGCTTTGACTTACGTTGAGAAGAGAGGTAATTTTGGCGGATTGTGAAAAGCCAATGCCCCCCTGCTTGGGCGGCTGAAACTGAACTTCATAAGCGCCCGAAAAATAAAATCCGTCATTGAGATTTCCAACATTCCGTCGATAGATGTCCGTCACAGCCTCCACATAAAAGTGGATCCACTGATCGGTATCGCTGACCAGATTTCCGCTTGCCCAAATATCGGTAATAACGGAAACGGTTCCCGATAGTGACTTGAACTTCTCAATATGAGTATTTTTTACGGATGTACTGTATAAGCACACTCTTGGGTATGTGAGCTGGATATTTTTATCCCCGATATCGGGGCTAGCCGAGCTCAAGACGACCTGACTTGCCGCTATGGGCGGAACCGCCATGTTGGCCGCGGCAGAAATGGAGACGATCTGCTGATAAAGAGCATTGTTGTTTGTAAGCAGGCTCGCCATTTTCTGGCTGGCCAAAATCGTCATGGGAAGTGCCATAGTTAGCCTCGCTGAATGCGCCTGGTCAGCGCGATGTAAAAATTCGGTTGCTGTCCGCCCGACGGAGCAGCGCCGGCAACGACACCCGCACTAGATAGCTGCCAGCTCGAATCCAGCGGAATCGGCGTGGAGTTTTGCAGTCCAAAGCCGGCATCAGTCGAGCTTCCGTAGATATTCCAGCCCACGGCTCCCGAAGGCGGCTGGACAAGCCCGCTGATCGGTGGTGGTATGGTGACACTGGAAAAAGCGGGTAGAAGCTCTCCAGTTACCCCGCTAGGCGCGCTTTCATTGCCTTTGCTATCGACCCAAGTTGTCTGCACGAATATCGACTGAGCCGTTATCGCTCCCGCACCGACAATCAGCGTGGGGATCGGTGGCCTGGGCAGCGGGTTGTAGACGATTCCTATTCCTGACATAAAGACCATGTCCGCTGCATTCTGTGCTTCCTGCTGGTACTCGGTCCACTTGCCCTGAAATCTGGTGTTGAGCTGCACGTTATACGCTTCCGCAAAAAACCGTGACAGAGAATCGAAACAGATCCACCGATAAAGTGTTGGGATTACCACGACGGTTTTCAGCCCAAGAGTCCGCCTTTGCAGGAACTGTGGATCGGAACCGCCAGAATTCAACAGCCAAAGCATCAAGCGATCGCCTATCGAATTCACCGCGAGTGTGATTTTGGTCTCAACGTCGATACCGTGCGTCGTAGAGACTTGTATAAGTGAACTCTCGAACTGCAACAGATCGTCGAGCGTCACGATGTTCGGATCAGTGAATAGAGCCATGAGCGCTATTCCTGCTTATTTAGGCCGGCGGGCGCGTTACTGCCCTTTGGTGTCGCCCCGATATTCAGATTGGGGTCGGTAATAATGGCGACCTGTACGCGCCGCGATAGCTCAACCTGCTCTGCGTGTTTTTTGGCCGCTGCCTGCTGTTCCAGGTGCTTCTGCTTTTCCGCAGCAGTGGCGAGCACCGCACGGCCGTCGATGATCATTTTCGCCGCAACGGCTTTCGAAACCTCGGAGAGCACGCCAGCTTTGCCGCCGTCGGCCGTTGGAAGGCTGACCACGACAGGATACTCATCCGCCAGAGTCGCCTCAAGTTCGTGAATCTTCTTAAAGTACTGTTTTAGGTCCATGAAATCTAATCCCCTATAAAAAAGGAGCCGCGCAAGACGGCTCCATCATTGAAAGTAAACGGTTGATATTGGTTACTACGTGTTTACCTGCACGGCAAAGTTATTGCGAAGAACTCCGCAACCGTACAGCACGTCCACGGTAAACTGCTGTGCCAACGTATTCGGTTGATAGCTCATCACCACACGCAAGCCAAAATTACCCATTTCGGCATATTCAGCCACGGCCCCTGTACCAGGGAGCGGCTGAGGTAGCCGGCGCACAACTAAGCCCATCGCATCGCGAGTGAATGCCAAGCTGTGATTGTTCGGGGTGGCGCCGCCCGTAACCGGGACAAACTGCGAACGGAAGATGAAGAAGTCTTTTATCTTCCCGACGTTTCCTTCTATTAACGTCTTCAGCCCGGCCTCGCCAGCCGAGTAATACTCGCTGAAGCGAGGAATCTGGCGGATTTGCGAGTAAGTGCTCGAATCAACAACCAGATACTTCGGCATGCTCGCCGGAACCATCGCTGAAAATAGAGCTGTTTCCGCCGCGTCGATAGTCGCTTCGGTGATGGCAGTGCCAGCCGCGCCCACAGGCGCATTGGCCGTGAACTGGCTATACAAGTTCAGCAAATCGTGCTCTACGCGTTGTGCGATTGCGATGACAGCCGGCTGCATGTAGGCCTTGAGCAACTCCGGAAAAGCAAGAGCTTTCGTGACATCGGGAATCTGAAACGTGGCTTCCGCATGTGTATTCAGCACAATCTGGGCATTGCCCAAGCTGGGATTTTGTGGGGAAACCGTCCCGCCTTCTGCGATGTTGTTGGCAACAAGAACCGGTGGAATAGGCACATTGACGGTGTCGCCGGCATGCGCCAGCACGGGTTCATAATCCCGGTTCACCAGATTGCCCATGACCAGATTGCCCACCAGAGCCGGCAATGCATCCGCAGCCACCAGCTTGACAATCGCATTTGCCAAATTGGCAGATGTAATGATTGACATAAGTCTCCTAAAGTAAGATTGGCGGCATCTCGGCCGCCGTTTGGTTTGTGTGCGTCAACTGCAAATTACAGAGCTTCCTGAATCAGGAGCCCCGTAATGCCTGTGATGCCAGGCGGGAAATCTCTTCGCGCACTCGATCGAGATCCTCTTTCCTCATTCCCGGTTTAATCGCATCGAGACTAAACGAGGCCGGGGCTGCGGGAGCGCTTTTCGCGGCTGCGTTAGCGCCGCTTCCACCGGCGATGCGGGCGGGAAGCAGTTCAGGATTTTCTTGTACGAAACCTGCAAGATATTCCTGAAGTGTCTTTCCATCCTGTCCTCTGGGTTGTAAACGCCCATCATCTGTTCGCATGATGTCGTCCTTAACGGCCTTATATGCTAAGTCAAGCTTAGCCACGCCCAGGCGCTGTAATTCGCTTCTAATCTGAGAGCTGCGGTCGGCTTCCTCCGCGAGCGCTTTTGCCCGGCGGTTTTCCTCAACCAGTTGATTCAACCGGCTTTCCAAGTTTTCTCTGCGCTTGCGTTCTTCGTATAGCTCAGCTTTGTATGCAGGCTCCGCTTTTTTTTGCTGTACCCGGACGAACTCATCAATAGCTTGTCGAACCAGGTCACGGATATGCTCGCTGCTGGCCGCCGCTGTTTGCTCCTCGCCGGCAGAGTGATTGTTTATTTCGTTTTGATCCATCACACTTTTCTCCTCAATTCAGATACTGTGCATTAATTTCGCGCGCGATCTGGTCTTTTGTCTCCTGCCGCGCGTCATTCAGGTACTTAAGAGCGAGTCTCTGACAGATCTCTCGCTTCAAAGTCGGCGATTCGATTCCAAGGCTTAGTAGGCTCGCCGCGTTGTTCAACTCCGTTGTGAAATCGCTGATGTCCACTTCATCCAAGCCGGTTACGTTTACAGCCGCCTTGTCCTGGCGCGCCTCCGTAATAGCGGCTATCACTTTTCGAATGCAACTTTTCACAACTGCCCCATATGCTCGCAGCACTTCCTGCGTGATCGTAAAATCCATTTGTTTGCTCGCCGCAGATTGCGCACGGCCGCCGGTCATTTCGCCGGAGGCTTGGGACAAGTAGCAGACCCTGTAGATCTCCTCTTTCAAAGTTTCAAGGTTAGCCGCGGCGATTTCATAGACCTTGCCATCAGGTTCAGTCCAGCCGAAGCGGTCGGTCGGGCCTAGCTGGATGTAATAGCTATCTCCGACAATTTGGTCCCATTCGCGGTCGGAATAAATGACCGGCATGGCAAACAGGCCCATAGTGATCGCCCAGCCCAGGGAATTGGACTTATTAAAGTGTTCGAGCTGTAGGTGGGCCGCTTTGCTCATCAGCCGTAAGCCTTCCGACAATTCCAGAGTGAATACGGGTACGCGATGCTGCAAAGTCAGCGCATGGGGACCTTGCGCCACAAGCTCAATGCTGCCCGGCTTATCCTTTCCTTCGATCCGCCTGTAAAACCGATATTCGCTTTTGTCGTAATAACGCCACCAGGTCTCTTCAACAACAGACTCGGCTTCGATGCTAAGTTGTTGCCGCGACTTTTGGCGAAATACAACCCACTCGTAATCGCCGCGCTCATCAGTCGACCAGTTGATAAGATCTTCTGCTCCGAAACGAATCAAATAAGCTCGTGAAACGCCGATAGCGTCTTCTTCGGCGCGATTCATAATAGTCTTGAAAACGCGCGGAAAGTCGATCAGAATGTGAGTTTTTCCTGCAACCAATGCGTCGATAAACGCATGTCGGAAGAAATCGGACAAAGTTGTCCCGCGTCGATCACAATCATCGGCAAACTGTGAAAGAAATTGACGGGCTGGCTCTAAACCCTCCTCGAAATAAAGGCTCGGTTCCCGCCGGAATAAGGTCGATC